GCATACGACTCTGTTTTAATTCGATGCCTTTGAAGTATGACTTAGGTTCGTGGTACTTACCGTCAGTCCAAGATACAAGACCTGCGTATCTATTCTTAGCAGCAATAATTATTTTAGGACACCATTTCTCGAACTCAGTTTCTATCGGTTTCATATTCTTGTTAATTATTTTCAATGCTTCAACACCCTGTTCCGGTGTCTTGATTTCACAAAAGATAGAATCCGTGTGACCGTAAATTGTTTTCATCCCTAATTTATCCGCTTCATCCTTCAATTCTTGTAAAGTGTTTCTACTAGTATAGGTTATTGCTGCTGCTACTTCGGGATGATACAATCCGTACTTAGCGTCACCTGCTACACCGTACATAGATGCTACTAGGGACTTACAAGCAAACTGCATAGTGTCCCATTTATTCTTCTCATCTTCACTATCAGACATTATAATTCTCATCTTATATTCATTTCTCATACTAGTCATATTATCCATTTGTCTACATAACAATCCTTTACTTTCAAGGTTAAACTTACTACCGTTTCCACAATCAGAACCGTTAGGGTCAAGCGTGTCCCACGATATACCATACTTACTTACATTACTATGATACATGGCCTTAACATCAAGTATTCCTATGTTGTCATACACACCCGCAACAGGCTGCATAACATTAGCACCTTCGTAATCCTTCTTAGCAAACTTTGGCCTTGTAGGAATCCTACCCTTAAACTCAGTATCTTTCAACGCTAAAACAGAAAACATTTGAGTGATGTGTGGCGTACTACGAATCTCGCATTGAACTAGGTGTTGTAATGCGGTGTAATAACCCAACGCATTTACTGTAGCGTCTAATCTAGGCAGTAGTCTTACGTCTTGTCTACAATAATGTATGTATAGGGGAAGGTCGGAATAATATGTATCGTGACCGTCGGGCAACTCTACTTTATCCTCACCTAATACTTCCTTAGATACTTCACTAAGACTGTACGCAGGTAACTTACCATTCTTCAATTCCCATATCTTACTGAATGCAATCATTAAATCAATACACATTCTACCAACTATGGGCTGTTCCCAATCACCAAACTCATATCGTATAGAACGCATCGGAGACATACCTCTAGGTTCTATACCATTAACTCTACACCTCTCAAATATAGTCTTAATATCTGCACCAGTAACATACCAACCAGTTAATATATCGGGGTCATGTTTATCCATGTGTCTAATAAAATGTATTAACATACTCTTCTCATCGGGAAATCCTAATGCGGGCGTTTCATATTCAAACTCACCGTATTTACTGAATGATGTCTTTTCCTTTAGAGATGGTTCTACAAACCATACAAACTCTTTATCGGTATAGTTGTCGTAAACTACTATAACCCGCATTCTACTAGTGGAAGGCGACCATTCACAATCTAAGAACCATGTGCGGTGTTCATAATTAGGGATAGCGCCATGTTCTTGTAATCTATCTACCATAACACGATTAGCATGGGACACATTTGCTTCCCAAGTATAATCTCCTTGATTATACGCAGTCTCTCGCATAGTGTATGGGTCACTACAAACTATCTTAGTAAGAGATTCACCGTAGACACCCTTGTAACCAGTTTCCTTACCTACACTTTCTATATATTCTGCTGATTCATCAGCAACGAAAAAGTAAGGGTAATAGTTACTATGACTAATACTTTGCCTTTCTTTCGTCTTTGGGTCACGGTATCTAATACTAACTGTTTTACCCCTTAATTTATCTACTATCAAGGTTCTCACCATGTCGGTCTAAAAACACTTTACCTGCTTTTAGGTATTCTTTCTTGAATCCCCTGCTTCTAGGTGTGATACTATGTTTGGCTAACCATTGATGTATCGCTACCGCAGACACACCAAACTGCTCTCCTATCTCAGCACAAGAACGGTATTGGTTACAGTAATTTTCTACCATCCATTCACGGTTTCTATAATGTGCTTGAGTCGGGCATTCCTGTATGGTTATTTTAACGCTGAAAAGAGTATCTATTTCCCCTGCGGCAAATCCATCCACTCTTTCTACCCATCCCATTTTACTCATCAGTTCGTTCACTTGTTGTTCATTCAATTTTACTTCATGTGTTTTCTTATACAATATAATCACCTCGTTACACTCGCCTGTAAGAGAAAGTCGTCTGTACCTTCTCCGAAAGAGAGTAATAGCCTATGTCCTTGTTCGTACATACTAAAGTCAAATATAGATAATCTGACTGTACCGTTTATATGTGCTAGAGTTTGTTCTAACCCACCGGAAAATGTTACTGGGTCGGGAAGGTACTGACTACTACCACGTTCACTAGCATTTACCTGTGTAAGATTCTTGCCTTTATTGTAAGCACCAGTAGTAAAATACAATCCCTTGTCATGCAATTCAACAGTATAGCGGTTTAGTTTCTGACCGTTCATGTTATCAGTCCTAAGTGCCTCGTACAAATCAATAGCCTCAAAGTGCATATCTACACAAGGCTCAAAGACCTTTTCATTGGCTGCCGTATAGGTTACTGGCTCATTGAAATTAGAAGTCTGATTTATTTTACCCATCAACCCCAATGATTTATTCAACCAACTTTCTAAAGTCTCATTACTGTTGGCAAACGCCTTGGCATTTGGGTTAGCGTCTAAAGTAGTTGTCTTGTTGTTACTTACTAGGCGAACTTTATTACTAGAAGGACTCTGATGTATGTTTAGTTTCCCACCATGATATTTTAGAACACCGAGTAAAGTATCAATGTCTGACACATATATGTTACCGTCGTATGTTTTATCACTAACGTAAGATTCACCGTTCTCTAACAAAGGTATACTAAAATGAGATACAGAAGTAACACCATCTTTAACGATGGAAGTAGTTCGCATCCTACCACTAATACAAACCAACACACAAGACGTAACTTGATTAGACTTACTACCACCGATATAATGAGGCCGTTGTGTTTTCTTAAGAAGAATCTCCAACGCCCCAGTATCTACTAGGAAGTAGTTGTTAGTTATGCGGTTACTCATGTACTCACCACTTCAATACAGGTAAACCAGTCCAAGTAACTTTGTTATCTTTAACGCTTAGAATAGTATGTGTAGAACCTAGATGTTCCATGTTCTTACCTTTCATTTCTTCTATGGTTGCCTTGATAACCCACTCGCCCTCGGCAAGTTTCTTGTCACCTTTAACACCAGTAGCCAAATCTGCTTTCTTCATGTATCTCGCTAAGAATATCTGCTGACTGAAAAGTCTCATAGTACCTTTCTCCCATTCCGGTACTTCACCTACAGACATCATAACTTTCTTACCTGTACCATCATCCATGAACTCTTTAATATCTTTCAAGTGGAAAGTAAAGAATACCTTGTTTACAGGTAAACTATGTAGTCTATTCAAAACACCACGATTAAGTCTGTTTCTCTCTCTCCATTCTTTCTGATTGAATGTACCATCTTCTGTTTCTATAATACCTCTATCTAGTAATGAAGTACGCATAGCGTGTTCACACCATTTAAGGAATGTAGAACCACCGTCAAAGATAACACCGCCCCAATCATCGGGAGATGCTGCTATCTCATCAGCCAAGATATTAACAAACCATGATGTTTTATCTAAAAGAGATTTATGGTTGACCGAGTTGTCCTCATTAAAGATAGAGTCATCAGTCTCGTCATGTAGTGGTATTACCATAATATTTTCAGCGTTAGGATAGATATAATCTACCGTTGACTTCGCTGAATTATCCACATCGAAGATTGCTACTTTCTTACGCGCTTTGATTTCGTCATCAAGCATAGATAGTGCAAGGCCCGTTTTACCACAATTCTCTCTTGCTACAAGAGCCATTCTAATATCTACTGATTGAGCGAGGTTATTCTTAAACCTCTCCCTAAAGTATTCCTCACCGTAAGTTACCTTCGGTGCATTCGTTTGTACTGCATTTGTTTGATTAGTTCCCCAAGCCGACATAAACATACCTCACTTCATTAAGCATATAAACCTACTCAGTAGGTAATGCTACAGCGACCTCCGTTGTCAAAACTAATCTACTGATACTCATAGCACTACGCAAAGAAGAGATTACTACGTCTAGTGGGTCTAAGATATTATACTCGTAAGGTACAGGCACTAATTTCTTAAGTTTAGCGTCATACCAATCACCATTCATAAAATTATGATATAATTCTGTACGTTCAATCACTTGTCTATCACTATTGTATCTAATAACAATAGGTATTTCCCAACAGGCTTCTTGTATTATATCATCAATAGAGTTTTTCCATCCGGCATCCGAGTACAATACTTGTAAGTATGCTAGACCGCCACCATAAACCACACCGGACTGTAAGGCAGCCTTAGTAGCATTGATAGCATCGTCAAATCTCTCAAGACGTTCGCGTATTTCCAACTCACTATTACCACCAACGTGTACGATAGATACTTTACCCTGTAATCTAGCGATTCTATTGTTTAATTTCTCAGCATCCCAATCATTTAATTCTTCGATACCTTCACCTATTGATAAGATATATTCATCCTTATCCTGTACGAACCTTTTCACTTTAGTGTCCGTATCAAGATTCTGCGATATGACAGTAGAAGTTTCTTTCACCGTTATATTAACTGTATCACCCAAGTCCTCTTTCACAAGTTCAGTAATTGTATCTCCCGCACCCTGCTTGAATACTTTAGCCCCTGTTATACATCCTATATCGTCTAACCATGCTTCCGCTTCTTCTCCCCACGCAGGTACTTTAACAATACAAGCATCAATAGCCTTGTTAGCCACATTGACTAAGAGATTAGGCAACGCATTACCACTAACATTCCTACAAATGAATAAGATAGGTTTATTGTCACCCTTAGCCAATTCGAGAGCAGGTATCATATTAGAGAAATCATCAATTACTTCTGTCGTTAAAACAACATACGCATCCTTCATATCTAGTTTGCCTTCGGGGGCAAAGTAATGTGATATGTAACCGGAAGGTATCTCAAAACCATTCTGAGTTTCTATTGTCGTAGAAGTATTCTTACTAGGTTGTAAAGTAACCGTAGAAAACTTGTTGCTCAC